CCCGCTCGCATACGGGGGGGGTGGTTTTTTGGTGGCATACCCCGTGTTCACCCCGTACCCACTGGCGGTTTTCTTTTGAAACCGGCGAGGACGCCCGCAAAGGCGGCCGGTTCGGCCCGAAAGCGGGCGACGTCGCCGCGACGCGGCCGGGTAGAGGGCGGTTTAGAACGTGAGCTAATCACGCGCCACGACATAGGCGAGGCCGAGCGCGCGGCCCTACGCGCGCAAGCTCGGGCCGTCGATACGGCCGAGGCGTTGGCCGACGTTGACATGGTGACGCGGGCGAGCGCGGTTTATCTGGCACTACGACACGAGGCAGGACTAAGCGCGGCCGGTGCAAAACCAACGGACGATTTTGAAATCCTCTTGGCCCGAGCAATGCGGCCCACGCCCGGCACTAGCGACACCGCGGACCACTAGCCGCGCAACGTTTGGTCCGGCCGTGGCCGCCTTGTGCGAGGCCATGGGCAAGCCGCTAATGCCGTGGCAACAGTACGTCGCGGACGTTGGGCTAGAGATTGACGAGGCGGGCCGGTTTTGTTACGCGCTTGTGATTGTCACGGTACCGAGGCAAAGCGGCAAAACGACATTGTTCGGCGGCGTCATGTCGCAACGTGCGCTAGTGACGCCGCGGGCGCGTGTTTGGTTCACGATGCAAACCGCTAAGGATGCCGTGGACTGGCTAACTAACGAGCATTGGCCGCTACTAGGCCCGTTCGGGAACGCCGCGTCCATTCGGCGCATGGCCGGTAGCGAACATGTGCGCTGGCACGCGTCGGGCGGCCTCGTGCGCCCGTTCCCGCCCAACGCAACGGGCCTACATTCAAAGGTGTCCGACCTCGTAGTGGTTGACGAGTGCTGGGCCTTTGACCTCATACGCGGGCAACAGATTGACCAAGCGATTGTGCCGACACAAGCGACACGCCCGAACGCGCAAGTTTGGAAATGTTCAACGGCGGGCGACGCGACGAGCTTATGGTGGCTCGGCACCGTAGAGGTGGGCCGGGCCTCGGCCGAAATGGGACGCGTTAACGGCGTGGCGTATTTTGAATGGTCCGCGGGCGACGAGCTAGACGTAACCGACCCGAGCGCGTGGCCGCTTTACCATCCGGCCTACGGCCGCACTATCGACGCCGACAGCATGCAAGCCGCGTTAGACATGCTCGGGCCGGACGAGTTTGCACGGGCCTACGGCAACCGTTGGGTTTCCATGGTGGCGCGCGTTATCCCTCTCGCCGCGTGGCGTGCCGCGGCCGACGTTGACGCGCCCATACCAACGGCGGGCCATGTCGCGCTCGGCTTTGACGTGGCGTTAGACCGATCCGACGCGGCCATAGTGGCGGCGTATCGCGATAGCGGCGGCCTCGCACATGTAGAGGTAGCCGACTACCGGCCGGGCGTGGCATGGCTACCCGAGCGTATGACCGAGCTACGCGAGAAATGGGCGCCGGTCGCGGTGGCGCACGACGCGGCCGGGCCAGCGTTGGACGTGGCCGACGTCCTTACCCGCGGCGGCGCCGAGCTTGACGGCCTCAAAGGCCACGACTACGCGGCGGCGTGTGCGGCGTTCCTAGAGGCGTTGGTTTCGGGCACGGTGCGTGTCCGGCCGCATCCGGCCCTAGACGCCGCGGCGGCGGCGGCCGCCCGGCGTGCGCTCGGGGACGCGTGGGCGTGGGGGCGCCGACAGTCGGCCACGAGCATTTCGGCCCTGACGGCGGCCACGCTGGCGCTTTGGGCCTATGACCACGCGCCCGCGGCGCTCGGGCCGTTTCGCATCATGTGAGCGGCGCGCCACACGGCTACGAGCCGGGCCACACGGCCGCCAGCGGCCCGCAAAGCTCGGGCGGCGGCATCGGTCCCTACCGAAAGCGCACGCGGCGGCGTAGCGTGTCTCGGTAGTGACGTTGGCCGCCGTTCCCGCCCAAATGGGCGCGGCAAGGGCGGGCGTCAAGATACAGGGCGGTGGCATTGCGCTACCGCCGCCGTGGGGCGGCTACGGCTTGCCCGGCCTCTACGTCTACGACGCGCGCAGCGCGCGCCGCGTTCCCTCGGTTGGCCGTGCGCTCGGCCTCTACGGCGGCCTCGTAAAGCAAATGCCGCTAGAGGCGTACCGCGGTAGCGAGCAACTAGAGCCGACGCCGCGGCTACTTGACAAGCCGGACCTAGACCGCGGCGGGCCGGAATATGTGCAAGTGAACGTAGAGGACTATTTGTTATCGGGTAACGCCGTGTCGTTAGTCACACAACGCGGCGCCGATGGTTGGCCGCTGGCGGTGTCATGGTTGCCCGCAACATGGGTCTATATCGCGTGGATGCCGCCGCTGTTTACGCCGACCTATTACTACCTCGGCGTGCCGCTACCGACCGCGGACGTTATACACGTTCGGCGTGGCGCCGACCGTAGCTACCCGGTGCGCGGTGTCGGCGTCGTAGAGGAACACATGGGCACGCTTGACCGCGTAGCCATGGAAGAAGAATACGAGCGCAGCGCGTTAAGCGACGGCGCCGTGCCGAGTGTTGCGGTTATCGCGCCACAAGCGACGATTTCGCCCGAGGTGGCCGACCAAGCAAAAGCCGATTGGCTCGCAAAGTTTGGCGGCCCGGTGCGCGAGCCGGTCATATTGCCCAACGGCACGCAAGTAGTGCCGCTGGCGTGGTCGCCTACCGACACGCAACTAGCCGAGGCGCGCAAGCTGTCGCTAGTTGACGTGGCGAACATGTTTAACCTTGACGGTTACTGGCTCGGCGCGCCGGTTGCCGGTATGACGTACCGCACGGCCGGGCCGCAATATCAACAGATTTTGCGCACCTCGCTAGAGCCGGTGCTATCTGATTTTGAGGCGGCATGGTCGGACGCGTGGCTACCTCGTGGCACCGTTTTACGGTTCAAACGCTCGCAACTACTACGCGAGGATTTGGCTACGTCCATGGCCGCCGCGGTAAGCGGATACGCCGCGGGCATCCTTTCGCAACCCGAGGCCCGCGTAATGGTGGGCCTACCGCCGACGACAACCGGCGCGACCGGCACGGGCGCCGACATGCCGAGCACGGCCGTACCGTCGCCCGACGATCCCAACGCGCCAGCACTACCCGAGGGCGAGACAGGAGGCCCGCAATGACAACCGCCGAGGAAACGCGCACCTACGGCGTGCGCCTAGAGCTACGCGACGTGCAAGCAATCGGCAAGGCGCCGTATAAGTACCTAGAGGGCCGCGCCGTGCCCTATGACGTGTTTGAAACAATCTCATGGTTCCGCGAGCAACACGCGCAAGACTCTTTTAAGCAATCGACTAAGGGCGGTAGCGGTACGCGCTTGCCGTTGCTGTTGTTTCACGACAACCGATCCTTTCCGATTGGGCACGCCGAAAAGTGGACGCACGACGACGGCCTAAACGGCGTGTGGCAACTAAACGATTCGCCCGAGGCCCAACGCGCCGCCACCATGGCCGAGGCGGGCGACCTCGTAGGTATGTCGGTTGGTTTCCAACCGATTCGCTCGGCGTGGGATTTCGTAGAGGATTGGGCGCCCGAGCTAGGGCCGGAACACATGGACCGGGTAACGCGGTTGGAATCGCGGCTCGTAGAGGTGTCGCTAACGCCGACGCCCGCATTTCAGGACGCCGAGGTGTTGGTAGTGCGCTCGGCGCTCGGCCACGGCATGCGGGCCGATGGGGCGCCCGTTCCGAGAAAATCCGACGTAGAGGCTTGGCGCGAGGTGGTGGACGGTTTACGATCCGGTTAGCGACTAGACCGCGGCCGGTCCACCTCGGCGGCCGTCGTTTGGCCGGGCACCTCATAGGCCGCCCGCCACACGGCACCGTAGGGCAACCGTGCGCCAGCATCCCGGCGCCCAATGTCCGACGAGCACGAGGTAACCGATATGCCTAACGCCGTACTAGAAAGTTTGCGCGCGCAGCGCGCCGAGCAAATCGCGACGATGGACGCGATTCTGGCCCAAGTAGAGGGCCGAGATTTGGTAGAGGCCGAACGTGGCCTATTGGACGCGAGCCGCGAACGCATCGCGAACCTAGACGCGCAAATAACGCCGCTGGCCGAGTTTGAGGCGTTGCGCGAGGGCCACGACGACAGATTGCGCGAGCTACCGCGGCCCGAGCCGTTGGCGGCGCGCCGGTTGGGCGAGCCGGAACGCGGGAACATGTACCGCACGCCGGGCGCGTTCCTCGTGGACTACTTGCGCGGCCGCGGCATCATGGACCCACATGTGCGCGACGAGGCGGCCATGGCGCGCGTGCAAGCGGCCTACGCCGCACGGGCCGACCAAACAACCGCCGACACGCCGGGCCTTTTGCCCGAGCCAATCGTGGGCGGTGTTGTCAATCTGATTGACGCACAACGCCCGCTTGTGACCTCGCTCGGCGGTGCGCGACCGATGGGCAACATACCGGGCACGACGTTTTCGCGGCCGAGCATCGCGCAACATGTGTCGGTCGGTAAGCAAGCGGGCGAAAAGCAAGCGTTGCCGTCGCAAAAAATGAACATTGCGCAAATCCCGTTTGTGAAAGAAACGCACGGCGGTAGCGTTGACATTTCACGGCAGGACATAGATTGGACCTCGCCCGCGGCGTGGGACATTCTCGTTAACGATTTGTCCGACGTGTACGCCGTCGAAACCGAGGGCGCCGTAGCGGACAAGTTCACGACGCAAGCGACCGGCACGCCCGTACCCGTTGCGGACGACACGTTGCATAGCTGGGCCGTGGGCCTCTACACGGCGGCCATGCGTTCGTATAACGCCGGTAAGCGCATGCCCGACCGGATTTGGTGCTCGCTTGACGTGTGGGCCGCGCTCGGTTCGCTCGTGGACGTGCAACGCGTCGTCATGCCGCCTGACGGCGACAATGACACCGCGGCCGGTTCGTCAACGCTGGCGAGCTTGCGCGGTGACGTGCTCGGCTTGCCGCGCATTGTCGTACCGATGTTTAGCGACGGCACTTGCATTGTCGGGCCGTCCTCGCTCTACGAGTGCTACGAGGACGTAATCGGCTTGCTATCTGTCATAGAGCCGTCAATCCTCGGCGTAGAGGTGGCCTACGGCGGCTATCTGGCGTTCGGCTCGCTGTTCGGCGGCGCGTTCGTGCCGCTTGACCTCGCGACCGTGACATTGCCGACCTCGGTTACGCCCGAGGACACGCGAGCGGCCGCTAAGGCGCCCGCCAACGGCGGCAACAAGTAGAGGGCCGGGTAGTCATGGCGGCCGGTTGGCCGAAACTTGCCGACGTTCGGACGGTGCTACGGCTACAACCCGACCCGACCGAGGACGCGGTAATAGATTCGGCCCGGCTGGCCGCCATTGACTACGGCGTCAAGCGCACGAGCCGACGCGTGCACAACGCGGACGGCACGGTGTCGATTGTGCCGCCGTACCCGCCCGACGTTGACGAGCTACCCGACGCGCTCTACGAGGCGGCGCTATTGGATTCGGCGCGCATATACCGGCGCCGCGATTCGCTAGACGGCACCGTGGCATGGGGCGACATGGGCGCTATTCGCGTCGGCCGGGCCGACCCTGACGTAGACCGGCTATACGCGACCGTTGGCCCGGTGGTTTTCGGATGACGTGGCGCCGGGCCACGTTCGCGCAAGCGTTAGCGGCGACGTTGCAAGCGGCGGCCGACGACTACGGCGAGGCGCCGCCGCCGAGCGTGTTTGCCTTGCCGCCCGAAACGCTTAACGCGCCCGCGTTGGTTGTGGGCCGCCCGGCCGAGGTGCTTTACGGCACGGGCGGCCTCGGCGTGGACGTCGCGACGGTGCCGGTTATTTGCCTCGCGGCCATGGGCGGCGAGGACGTAGTAGACGCGCTAATCGCGTTCGTGCGTGGCGTGCTCGGGGACGATCCGACCGTGGGCGGCGTCGCGCAAATCGCGTACGCGCCGTCCGAAAGAAACTGGCGCGCCGTTCGCATCGGCGGCGCCGACATGTTGGCGGCCGACGTGTCTTTAACGGTGCAAATGTGAAAGCGAGGACAACATGGCAAAAACCGACACGCTAGACGCGCCCGAGGTGCGAGTGGCGAACGATCCGCCCGAGGTGCCGGGCGCGCCGATAATCCTTAACGACGCGTACCTAGAGCTAGTGGGCACAAACCTACGGTGCTTTGTGCATCACCTAGAGGTAAGCGCGGAAAATAAGCCGGTCACCATAACCACGCTTTGCGCCGAAACGGATTATCCCGGCGTTACGAAATACCATCTAAAGCTGACGTTTCAACAGAGCTACGCCGCGGGCGCGGTCTACGACACCTTGCAAGGTGCACTAGACGCGTACAAGGCGAACGGCACGCCCGCCGCGTTCAAAGCTCGGCCGTATGCGTCACGGCCGCCCGCCGTTGACAATCCGGTAATAGCCGGTTTTGTGATTCCGCAACCGTTCGATTTGATTATGGGCGACGCGGGCGCGGCGAGCGAGGTGCAAATCGACTGGAACCTAACCGGCGCGCCGAGCGTTGACCGCGGCGCGGTGGACGCGACCGGCGCCACGGCTGGCGCGCCCGGCTATTTCACGCCGAGCGGCGCGACCACGCCCGCCGACCTCGCCGCGCTGGCGGGCCTTGCGGCCACGCCCGCGGGCGCGTGGGATAGCGGCCTCTACGTCATAACCGCCGACCTCGTAGCCAACCACTACGACGGCGCGGCGTGGGCGGCCGGTAAGGCGCCGTAAATGGCGCAAGCGCCACAGGTCGCGCTAGTGGGCATGGCGGCGCTACGCCGCGACGTCAAGCGGCTAACGGGCGACGTAGGCCCGTTAAGCAACGCACTAAAAGAGGCCGGACGCCAAGCGGTGCAACCCGTGGCCGCGGCCGTCCGGTCCTCGGTGCCGCGTGGATCGGGCGACCTATCCGGCACGGTGCGCGTGACCGGCTCGCGCACGGGCGCCGCCGTGCGTATGGGCCGGGCCTCGGTTCCCTACGCCGGGCCGGTGGATTTCGGCGGCTGGCCCGTGGGCCGTGACTATGTAAGCGGCGGGCGCTACTTGTTCCCGGCCGCCGTATCCCTCGCGGGCACGGCCGCCACGAGCTACGCCGACGCCACGCAACACGCGCTAGACGCGTTCCCGTGGACTAACGAAACCAACGACGCAAAGGCCGTACATGACTAACGAGATATACGACGAGGAACAACCGACACAAACCTACGACGCGTCCGAACCGTTGCCGCCCATGGTCACGGTGTCTACCGCGTTTAGCGCGCGCTTGCCGTCCCAACGCGTCCTAGACATGCTGGCGCGTATAGAGGGCGTCGGCTTTGGCGAGCTTGCCGAGCTACAACCGTTCCGCATCGTGGCCTTTCGGGCGCTTATGCGCGACTATCCGAACCGCGACCCGGCGAGCGTGTGGGCGCACGCATACGACGTAGAGGTAGAGGTGGAAGAAAACGCGGACCCTACCAACGGAAAATCTACGACGCCCGCGCCACGTTTTGCCGATACTGGCGGGTAACGCCCGAGGCCATGGACGCGCTCGCGGACGACATGTACGCGGCAATGGTGCGCGTACAACTACACGAGGCCGCCGAGCTACGACGGCTAACGGCTAAGAGGTAAGCGTGGCCGGGCCGTCGTTAATGGTGCGCGTCCTCGGGGACGTAACCGGCCTCGGGAAATCCTTTGACGACGCGGGCAACAAGGGCACGGGCGCGGCAACCAAAATGCACACGGCGTTTAGGGGCGTGCTCGACACGTTGAACCAAAGCGGCGTGCTAGGCCCGTTCGGTACGGCGCTCGTGGGTCTGGACGAGGGCATATCGCGGGTGACCGGCCACGCTAAGGAAATCGGGCCGGTAATGATGGGCGTCGGCGCCGCGCTCGTGGGCGTCGGCGTGGCCTTGCAAGCTCTCGGTTCAAAGGACCAAGCGGCGCAC